AGCATCTAAACCAGAATTAGACAAAACCAGTGAATCTATGGGACTATCCCACACAGTTGATGCACAAATTTCGATTTGGACCGAAGAAGGTGATTCAGATTTAGGTATAATCCACATGGGAATTGAGAAAAATAGGTTCGGACCAAGACAAGTGTATTCACATTTAGAGATAGATTATCCAACATCGTCATTATCAGAACCAAGTGATGTTATGGCTGAGTTCGTAGGCGCAAAAACGAAAAAATCACCAAGATTGTCGGATAATATTGAGAATAATCCAATGTCTGATACTGAAAATTCTAGCATATTTGAAACATTAAATAGTTTTGAAAATTTAGATGATGAAAATTAAGTAGTTCAGTATAAATACCCTTATGCAAAATAAGATTTATCAAATCTTTACCCATAAGGACTTAGATGGAGCAGGTAGTTTACTATCATTCATATGGTCCCATCCAAATGATACTATAACATTTACTGAAGTAGCAAACAATGAAATTGTTAAAATAAAAGATTATATCAAAAAAACATTCAATCCACCAAATATTTTAATTTTTGATATATCATTAAAGGATGAATTTTTACCAGACTTAGACAATTCCAATATTACATTGATCGATCACCATAAAAGGTCTGAAGCAAACATATCAAAATTCAAACATTTAAAAATATTATACAAAGATTTTTCATCTAACACTCTTTTGATTAGAAAATTATTTAAAAATAAAGAAAATGATACATTAGATGATAAAAAAAAGAAATTTATTGCCCTTGTTGATGATTTTGATTCACAAAAAAACAATTTTCCAGACTCTTATGATTTAAATATCATATTTTGGACACAGTTTAAAAATAAATTTGCAGACTTTGTTAATTATTATAAAGATGGTTTTGCGCCTTTCACAGATAAGCAACTAAAATTAATCCAATACACTAAAAAATTGTCTGAAGATGCTTTGAAAAACGTAAAATATTTTTCGGGTGAATTGATATTAGAAGGGTTTCCAAGAAAAACATTAGGATGTTTGACAAATAACTTAAATCCACTAGTTATTAATCAAATAGTGAACAAGAATAACGCAGATATTTTTTTATTTATAAATACAGAAACTCAAGTTGTGAGTATTCGCCAAAAAAATTCAAGTTCGATGATAGATTTGCCTAATTTTGCTAAGAAATATTGCGAGGGTGATGGAAATTCGTTAACTTGTCGTGGTAAAATAACACCTCTGTTATTGGAGTTGACAAAAAATCTCAATACACTATGATAATAACATCTTCCCAACAATTAGAAGAACTAACAAATCCATCAAATGCAATAAATGTGGAAGAGTTTGAACAAATTACAATGAAATTTGGTGCATTTGTTTGTCTATGTAAAGGTAAAAAAATGAATTATTTGAATTTTTTAAAATTTATTATAGAAGATAAAAAAACACAAAAAATTTATTTCGCTTTACTTGGTGAACAAAACCTGCATAATATAATACGACTATACTTGAGTTCAACACCTAACGTTTATAAAAAAATGTTTAGGTCAAAATATCATAAAAAATGATCGACATAACAGATTTTGAAAAAAGAATATATAATTGCTATCTTAAAAACTCCAGAAATGGACTACCATTTAAACCCAGAAAAGATTTTGATTCAATAGATGAAAACGCGCTAGTTTTTTTAAAAAAAATTTCTTTTTTTCTTGTAAAATACAATCACATCAATGTTGAGGAATATTTTAATTGTTTTTTATCAATTCATCCAGATGAAAAATATCCACAATTAGATTTCTTCTGCACGAGATTGGCATTAAAAACATATTCTCTATATAAAAAACAACAAGAGAGTAGAAATCCAGAAAATCAATTTGAAGAAATTAAAAATAGTTTCAGGTTTATTGGAAATTTTTGCATCGAATCTAAAATACCTTTAAAAAAATACATTTATCACAAAACTGGATACATGATAACTTGGATGAACCATTATAGAGAACATAGAATAAATCCATACGCTTTGATGGAACTTGGAAACGTTTTAGAAGTATTGGACAGCACTCAAACTGATGAAATTTCTCTCTTCGCTAATAACTTCAATAGCAATTTCGTAGCATTTAAAACCAGATATATGAATTCTCCCAAAACAATAGAGCTTGTCAAACAAGCAACACAAAAAATTGATTCTTTTGTAAAAAAAGAATTGACCAAACAATAAAACATGATATATTAATTCTGAATATGAGCAATAAATACAACCAAAGTCTCTTTGATTCACTCAAAGAAGCATTAACAGACAAAAGCAACGTGGAATCCTCTTTCAAGGATTTCTTGAAATTCGAACCAGACAAGACTTACGTCGTAAGACTTGTCCCAAATGTTAAAGATGGAAAAAAGTCCAGATTCCATTATTTCCAACACATCTTTGATAGTTGTGTAACCGGTAAAAAGATTTCAGTACTTTGCCCTAACACATATGGCGAAAAGTGTCCAATTGATGAACATCGTTCAAAAATTTGGGCTACCAAGAATCAAACATTGATTGATCAAGTTAAACCGCTCAAGAAGTCCGAACGCTGGCTTTATAATGCATATGTTATCAAGGATCCATCGAATCCATCAAACGAGGGACAGATGAAGGTATTGAACTGTGGAACACAATTACAAAAAGTAATTCAATCTGCAATCGATGGTGATGATTCCGAAGAATTTGGTTTCAAGATCTTCGATCTTTCTGAGAATGGATGCAGTCTCAGAATCAAAGTTGAAAAAAATGATGGTGGGTATCCGTCATATACTAGCTCGAAGTTTCTATCTCCGTCTAAAATTGAAGATTTGAAAGATATTGATAGTGCATATGAATCAATTAAAGATTTGGATACTTTCTTCCAAAGGAAGTCTTATGTGGAGATCAAAGAAATATTAGATGTTCATTTCTTCGGTAAAGAAAAACAAGATGACGTTCATGATAATTCTTCAGAAGATGACTCGGTTGGAGTCGAAACTATCGATGAGGTCATGAAACCATCGGTTTCAGATATCGACAAAGAAATGCAAGACATCTTGAAAGACCTATAAGATGTCACCACAAGAAGAGGCGTTAGAAGCCGCCAAACTAGCAACTTCAATTGGTTCGCAGCTTAAAAAAGTGGACCAATTGTCTTTCGGTGGTGGTAACAACCCAGCAAACCGAATAAATATAAATGAATTTATTCATTGTATTAATGATCCTAATGCAAAAGTTATGAATAAATTCGATCATGTTCCACATGGGTTTGCGCCACCACCAGCGGAGGATCTTGTTCAAAGCATGGTGCCATATCAACCGCCTATTAATCCGGCGCAAGAAAGACCATCTATTGACCAACAATCATCGCCAGTGGCTCAACCGAACCACGTTGAACAACAACAAGCGCAAGTACAAATACCCGTACAATCAAATATAGAAAAAAATTCAAATATTAGCATAAACGCCAATGGAGATAATTTAGCAGAAATAAAGAAAAGTATTGATCAAATAAATAAAACTTTGATAAGATTGATTGATGTTATAAGAAATAAAAAATGAGCGATACTCTAATACCAATTCCTAAAACATCACTTGAAAAATTATTAAAACCGGTAAACAGATTAACTGAGAGTTGTGTTTTAAAAAGTTCTGACAAGGCAATATATACTGTATGTTCTTCATCAGATAATAGTGTTATTCTTTATGCAAAGACAGAATTACCAGATCCAATCGATCCAGTTAAATTAAATTTAATAAATATTAAAAAGTTTTTAACTGGATTGGATTGTTTGGGTGATGATGGGAATTTTAGTATATCGTACAATACAAATAACATAGTATGTAAACTTACAAACTCAGAAAGTTCCGAGAACACACATTTTAAATATCATTTGGTTGATGATAATATCATAAAAGAATCAACTGTTAATATTCAAAATATAGCAAAACTTAAATTTGATTCAGTGTTTGAAATTTCAACCGCAAAGTTGAGACAAGTCATTTCAGCATACTCTTTTGTAAATGATGTAAATAAAATATATTTTTATACAAAAGAAAATAAAGTATTTGCCGAAATAAATGATAGAACATTACAAAATATAGATAATGTTTCATTGATGATTTCTCCAACATATCAAGGCGATGAAATATTAAATCCATTATCTGTAAAAATTGAAGTATTTAAAATATTGGCTTCTAATAAAAACCCAATAAAAGTAAAAATAAACAATGAATATAAAGTTTTTGTATTTCAAACTCAAGAAGATGAGAGTACAGAGTTAAAATATATTGTATCGGCACTTGTCAAATAATATATATGTGGTAAATTATTTATATGGCAAAGAACAAACTCACAACTGTTGGTTATTTCATAAAAAGACTCAGAGATTCTGGATATGTAACAGATAAAGTTTTTACCGATTTTTCGAAAATAGATCCACGTTCATGGACTGTTGTTGTTGATCCTAGAAATTCTTCAGTTTTTATAACATGTTATAATAATCATAATTCAATGGGTGAAGAATATTTTGAATTACATGATGGTGGACAGTTTTTACCAGATCGTTTTAAGCTTAAAACCAGTTCAATTGAAACTATAATCGAATATTTAGTTCGATTTAATATAAACAATAAGTCTATTTCATATGTAAAGTAATTTGATTATGGCGAATTATAAAAAAAATCCATCATCAAAATCTACAAATATTCCATCGTTATCATCACAAAAAATTTCAAATAGAAAAACGATGTCAGATGACGAGATAGTTGAATTAAATAAAAAAGTTTATGCTGCCATAAACAACTTAGAACTTCAAAAAAGTCTAGATAAATATTTAAAAGAAAATAGAACACAGCAACAAACCGTGATGCGTGATTTGGGTTTATTGAAGGGTATAATAACAGAATACCTAGATTCATTTATATTATTCGGCTATAATATAGAAGGTGAGAGAGTAATTTTACAAAATATTGTAAATCCAAAAGACCGAGATGCTCTCATGGAATTTTTAAAGATAATTTTTTTCAAACAACAACAAGAAAATTTTTTAGATGAATAATTATGGAAGAAGAAATACAATATTGTAAAAGTCCTTTATTAGATCCAACTCTGTTCCCAGTTGGTTCTGCTAATTTTTTAAATTCAAATTATAATGTATTGCCATTTTTATGTAATTTATTACAGGTTGCAAATGATGAAACGATTAGTCCAGTTTTAGTCGAACAACCAGATTTTGATATATCACCATTCACAGATTTTTCTGGATTATTGGGTGTTGGAGATTCTAGAATATCATTAGGTAAAATGATGTCTGCTACATTCATACATTTTTTACCTAAAATAATTGCACAGACCGAGGTATTGCAAGCAGGAGGCACACAAGTAATAGACAACTATATTTGTGATGCTGATGGAAACACGATAAAACAGTCACAAACAATTCCAATATTACTATCATTGGATTTAACAGGTCAGAGTTCTTATAAGTTTGGTGCATTAGAAATACCACCAATAACAGATTCCGTCGAGGAGCTATTAAAACGCTTCACGCCGGAAGATGTTAAAAGTTTTGTTAATTCATATTTCACAGAATCTACCAAAGAACATGCTATTTATTTTGTTAATTTTATTAACACATATTTCACACCAGCGGGGTGGACAGTTAGTTTAAAACATCATGCAATGGTTGATATTTTTTATGTTGAGCTTTCACTAGGAAGTTCCAAAAAAACATTTTTAAAGTATCACAATGATGTAAAAGAAACTGTTGCTAAATTATTTGAAATTGATACGATAACTTCATATCCATTCACATCAAATTCGAGTAGTATGGCTCATGCAAGAGCGATGTCTGGTAAAATCGAAGACTATAAAACTATAATGGAAGATGATGTTAAAAGAATGGAATTAATTGATTATATTAAAAATAATTATATTGAAGATTCTTCGCAAGTTTTTTCAGGATTTGCATCAAATAGTGCAATATCGATTGAACAGATAAAGGAAATGCAGAAACAGTTCACAACTGCATCACAAGCAGTATCAACAATAAAAGTAGATTTTAGTAAAGTTAATTAACAATTTCCTAAACCATTAAATGTTGGTGGTGGATTCAACGATCCATCTGGATTGAACTTATAATTGCCAGTCTCTGGTGTCAAATCCACATAATTTTTAT